TTTCGCGTTGCCGCCTCTCCAACCCTCGTAAATTGTGCCGGGTTCGGTTGTTACAAAGTCCGGTATAATTATATTTTTTAAATAGATATTATTTGTCATATTTTTTTACCTCCCTTTTATTTTGTTAGTGTGGCAATGATCCGATAACTTTACATCCGGCCGCCCTGTTAAAACATTTCTTGCATTTATCACAAGTAATATTATGATTTAGTTTCATTTTGCCGCCTTGCATTGTGTACGCCTTGCAATATGTCTGTATTTCAATCCCGGCGGCTTTATAGTTATAATTGTCATCATATACAAAGGCCTTTACATTGTTTAAGTGTTTAACTTTGTTGTACTCATCCGCCCCGAATTCATGCCATATACTTATTAAAACAGTCATATTTGCCGGAACCTTGCCAGCTAATAAAGCCGGTATAATTAAATTGTACGCCTTTGTATAAAGCCAAAATTTAATTTTTGGATATTTTGCAGCCATTTTACACCAACCGTTTAGCATTGTTTCGTTTTCTAATTCGCCGCTTTGGTTTATTCTTATTATATCCGGCTTTGTTCTAGCCTTTTCTATAGCGGTTTCTAAGTCGTTAAAAGCTGCCGCCGGGTTGCTTCTTATTGCTATAGTATTTCTAATGTGTGAATAAACAACACTAGGATATCTATAACTTTTTTTAACGTAACAGTCATTTTTGCACCCCTTGCAATTGTTCCCACAAGTTCCGGCCGCCTGGATTTGTACGCCGTTAAAATTTATGCTTTTTATGTCGTTGCCGTATACGGTCGAAAAATTCCAAGTATTGCCAAGCTTTATGTTGCCGCTTTTATTAAATTGCGCCCGGTCTTCTTTTTTCATGATATATTCACTCATATTTTACGCCCTCCAAATTGATTTTTTTCAGGTCCCCGCCGTAGTGCCGGACTGCCCGCGCCCTTTATGTCCAGCGGTTGCTGTTTACTATGTCTTTGTTGTATACAATAATAGCACTAAAAAGCGTGTAAAACAATATGTAAAAACCACTAAAAAGCGTGCAATTTTATTGTGCAAAACGCACTAAAAAACGTGCAATTTGTAAGAATGGAATTGTACTTTTTTAAATTCATTGCAAAACACTAAAAAAAGTGCTATTATTAGCACTAAATAAAAATGTAGAGGGGGTATAATATGATCATTTATAAAATTGATGTATTAGAAGAGCTTAAGAAAAAAGGCTATACACCAACAAAAATAAGAAAAGAAAAAATTTTATCTGAGGCAACGTTAACAAGCCTAAGAAATAATAAACCGATAACAACAACAACACTAAATGTTATTTGCAGCATTCTAAAAAAGCAACCGGGGCAAATATTAGAATTTATCCCGGAGGAAAAAAAGGAATAAAAAAAACTGAATAATAGCAGGAAAAAAACCGGACTTGCGGCGACGTGTCGCAGGTCTTTTTTTGTGCCCGGGATCAGATCAGGAATAACGGCAGCTGCACACGAATTATAGATAACGCTTGTTTGTTTTCTCACATCTTATAGATAAGATGTATTTAAACCGCTTTTTTTTAATTCCATTTTGTGCTATGCATAAAGCAACGAAACGCCCGGCGCGGTTTACGCGTTTATATAATTATATTGTGCTGAATTAACGGCTTTACATAGTCCAAGCGGGCTATATGAATATAATATATTATAGGGCTATAAAATAACGAGGTGGTATTATATGCCCGTAGTAGTTAGACATGATAGCGCTATAGATATAAACACTATAGCGGACCAAATAAACAATTGTGTTATATCGTTCTTTAACAAGTATAATATAAATATTTACGACGTTAACCAGGTTAGAACTATACCGCACAATTTATACAGTGCTTGTATGATTTCGTGTTATAAAAGATTATTTAAACCTGATCATAAAATGATAAATAATCAGCGTTCTATAATTGATTATAACGACGTTGAGTTATTATCTGTTATTGCTAATACTTTTATAGAATTGGCTATGATGTTTAATAAATCTATGGGGATTTATCAATTTAGCTTGTTAACTGGTATTCACTGGCAGACGTTGGCAGAGTGGGAACGTAATACAGAATCAAACCCCGCGCGCTCTGCAATCGTTAAAAATATTAGAGAATATCACAAGTTAGAACAAGTTCAATTATTAAATGATACGCCGGTTGGAGCGTTAGCAGTTGCTAACAATGATCCCGAAACCGGGCTAGAATGGGGCAAAAATCAGGCGCAGCAAATCACAAATAACACGGTTTATTATTTACCATCCGAACGAACCGACAAGCTAAAACTCGATAAACTAGACAATTAGCGGGGTTTGTGTATAGCAACCATGGTTAATATACATTGTGCAAAATGCATAAAAATGCGGCCGGTTGCGTTGGTCCCTGGATTAGCGGCGGCGGCTGGATCATCTGGGACAGGAAAAACGCCGGGCGGGGGACCCCTTGACAGGGCAGGACATAATCGGCGGGGGGAGCCCCCCAAGTTCCGAAAAACGAAAAAATCCCTTCTCCCCTTAGGAATCCCCATAACCCTATGGAATAAATAATATAAGGCAAATAGGGGTGGTACTATAATGAAGTTGGTGATTGATGGAACTGAGATAGAAGTTGAAGAATGGCCTATACCAGAAGGGATGTATGAATACTGTGACGACTGTAAATGGCCATTTCGCAACAAGCGTGAAAAGTATGAGTGTGGAATGCATTGGCGACCTAAGACGGGAACGAAGGAGGGTTTTCCAACAAGTGATGGGCTGAACTGTTTGAAGGATGATGAGCTTTATCAACAAGTTGTGGAAACTATAGAAAATCAAAATTTTAAAAAATCAAAAAATCCCTGTGGCGATAAATCGCACTCCGAAAGCGCAGAGGAAAATTGCTGATAAGACCTCTATGGAGCAGCACACAGGATTTTTATAAAACCCATGTGACTCTAACAGCAATCATGTTGGCAAATAACTAACAGAGTCATGGAAGGGTTATGACATTTTAGTGATCTCCTTGAAATAATATTTTTTCTGGTGTGCTATGTATCATAAATGGAAATGATAGCCTTTAAGGGTGAAGATGTGGGTTCGACTCCCACCATAGCAACGTGAGGTAAGCTACCGCCTCAAGACCAAGAATGGGGCTACATACTAATCACGAAGGGCTATGGTCTAACCGTTTGTGGGATCGTATGTAAGATTATGACACTACTGCATTTGAGTTTAATCGTGCGAGAATGTGGTGTGTTAAGGCAGAGAGAACAAATGTTCGCCACTTGCCTTGTTAAGTAAATTCCAGTGTACAGGGTTTTGAAAGACGAAGTTTACAGTATGTGACAATGATGGTGATATGTGTGGTTGGCGACCTTAAGCCATTATGAATGTTTTGTATTCGTACCAGACGATATTCTGGGCGTGGTATAGGTAGGTTAGGTGTAGGGGTTGGTAAATTTGGAAGAACAAAAGATAGTGCGAGATAATGAATGTCCTAACTGTAAATGCAGAGAACAGAGATGCATTTGTAGGTCAAAGGGCGAGATTACATATATAGTTTATGTCTGCGTTAAATGCAAGACAGTAGTTAGGCGAGAATTGACATAGTAGTTTTTCATAAATATTTTTATTTTTCCTTTCTAAGAGCCTGATAGCCGGAAGGGCTGATTAAAGGAGCGTCAAAAACTCCGTCAGGCTATTGCCATTTTGGTGTTTATGTTTACCCCAAAGTTCCTTCGTGCCGGTGGAAGTAAAACACCGGCGACCTCTCAAGAAGGAGAAATGCCTATGCGACCAAAAGCACCTTGTAAGGATTGTGAAAAACGTCATCCTGGATGTCATGGAGAATGTGAAGCGTATGCTGAGTTTCAGAAACAGCATGATGAATACTACCATGAGGTGTCGAAAGCAAAAGGCAATGAATTTTATTTTATCGAGACACATTTAAAGACTAAGAGGAAATATGAAGCTAAACATAAGAATAGACACAGCTGATAATAAGTGTCAGTACGAAAACTGTGTCAATTTTGATAATGGAGTATGTTTAAGTGAAGAATCAAGGAAGGACTGTATAGAAATTGCTCTTGCAGTCTTTTGTATTAACAAGGAGAATGAGAATTGAGTGATAATGTTGTTAAGATGACGTTTAAAACGTCACAGGAAGAATCGCTGATAAAAATGGTAACTAATAATGCTCCGATAATCGCAAAAGCGTTAATGGATGGCAAGGATGTTGAAATCCGTAAGACAGCAAATGGAATCAGCGTATCAAAAGTGAGAAAAACAATATTAGTAAGATAAAATCATAGATTTTCGGTGTATTCGTGATGGTGAATATGTAACAAGCAAAATGGTGCTTCTTATTTTTGTATAGGAGGCATTTTTTGTTTTGAGAGAAGATTGTAAGCGAGCCTACAAACAAGTGATAGAGTCTATTCGCTCCAAAGAAGAGGCCGATATTGAAGATTTTCTGGATTTGCAAGCTATATGTCAGCATGGATTTTTGGGTGATGCGGAGCATAAGGAAGAATACAAAAGATATTCTGACTATATAAAAGAAACCGCATTGAGACAAGTTGACAAGCAGAAAAAGACTGCGAAACAGTGGCGTTCGCTTTATTGGGAAACATTAAAGCTGGAATCGTTTTGGTTTTTTGAGTCATTTATAATCTACATGGAGCATAAGCGACCATATGAAAAACAGTTTTATTTGCCAAGAGCGAAAACCTTAAAAGTAGTTGTTGATGACTTGCAAGCACTTGAAGATAGCAAAAATCAAAAAATGTTAACAGAGTCGCTGCCTGCAAGAACAGGTAAATCAACGATTATGATTTTTTTTGGTGGATGGATAGGCCTTAGACATCCGACATCTCATAATGCGATGGGAACACATTCAGGAATGCTTGCTGACCATTTTTATAAAGAAATGTTAGACCTGTTAACAACACCTGAGTATTGTTTTGAAGAATTATATGCGTTTTTTCAGCCGGACAAAAAGTTTATCGAGGATAAGTCTGCTGAGAAAATGACAATATCCTTTGTATCTAAGGGTGATTTTCCTACATTTACATTTCGCGGAATAGATGGAACATGGACCGGAGCGGTTGATATTAGTTCAGATGGATATTTATTTGTAGATGACCTTGTTAGAGATAGGACACACTCACTTAGTCCTAAAAGAATGAATGATACATTTTCCGAATACCTTAACAAAATGGTTGACCGTAAAAACGATGGCGCCAAAGAAATAATGATTGGAACATTATGGAACGTTCTTGATCCGATAAAAAGATTGGAAGAAATGTACCAAGGTGATGACAGATATGTATTTCGGAAAATTCCTGCGTTGAATGAAAATAACGAAAGTAACTTTGATTATGAGGTTAAAGGTTTTTCAACTGAATATTATCTTGAAATGAGAGACAGACTTATCAAAGCCGGAAATGAAGCAGAGTGGATGGCGAAGTATCAGCAGGCACCTTATGTTCGTGAAGGTTTGTTGTTCCCTACAGATCAGTTGAGATTTTTTAACGGTATCTTGCCGATTGACCACAAATTCACATTTATAACCGTTTGTGATGTGGCATTTGGTGGTGGAGATAGTGTATCAATGCCAATAGGACTGAGAGATGAAGATACAGACTGGATATATATAGTTGATTGGTATTTTAACAGTAGTGGAGTAAGTATAACAGTTCCAGGCGTTGCAGATATGCTGATTAAATACGGCATTAAGGAAATAACATTTGAAAAAAATAATGGTGGTTTGTTGTATGCTCAACAAGTACAAGAGGAATTGGAAAAGCGAAAATACACTTGTAGCTGCAATACAAAGCCTGCCCCTAATAACATTTCAAAGGAAGATAAGATAAAGGGGTATGAGGGCAAGATAAAAACTCTCATAGTATTCCTGGATGGAACTAAACATGATAAGGATAGAATGCTTGAAGAAGGCATAACATATTATGAACGTAGCGCTCAATATGAAAGAGCGTTAGAAGAAATGGCAATGTTTGTTACCATAGGAAAAAATGAGCATGATGATGCTTGCGATTCAATTGCTCAGTTATGTGCTAAAGCATATGGTGACTTAAATGCACTTGCTGATGTTGAAGTATTCAGTAGAGCAGAATTAGGATTTTAGGAGAGATAGCAAATGACAGCAAAACAATATTTACAGTCTTATAAGCGTTTGGAACGAAGATATGTAGCAATGGTAGAACAGATTAAATCCATAGAAAATGAAATGATTAGTCTTAGAAGCCCTACTTTTGATGAAAGAGTGCAAAGTAGCCCCAAGAAAGATCCAATAGGGGAAATGGTATGTACTCTGGAAAAGGAAAAAGGCACATTAGGAATACGACTTACTGAATGCAAAAGCAAAATGATGGTTATAAGAAATCAGATTGAGGAAATGGACAAGATAAATAATGACTATTATATTGTGCTGTTGTTCAGATATGTTCTTGATAAGGATTGGCGCTTTATCTGTGACAATTTGCACCTGTCAAGGACTCAGGCAAATGTGGTTCATGGGCGTGCATTACTTGAATTTGATACTAAATTTGGCGTGATTTATGGTGAAAAATGAAAAGTGCGTACATTCTGAACAAAACCGAACATTTTGAACATTGCAATACATTGAAAGTTGTGATTTGATAAACTTGGTAAAAGACTAAAAAGATCTGATACTACTAACTTCTCTTTTTATAAGGCCCTGCTGAATGCGGGGCTTTTTATGTGTAACGAGGTAATAATGAGCAAGGAAATATATTGTCCTGAATGTGCGAATAGGATTTACAACTATGATGGTTATTCAACTACGGCAGTAGTAGTTAAATGTAGTTATTGTAAACGATATATTAAGTTTAATCCTTTGGGTATGGCCACGAAGGTTGTAAAGAATCCTGAGATTAGAGCTGCATCAGGAGCGAGGTTTTGGTAATGAGTAATCCGTTTATGTATAAAAAAAATATAAGACCATTTACTGCTACAGTCGGGGATTATGGATTTGGCAGACTTGTGATTTACACAGAAGTAGAACAAATTACTGATGCAAATATCGTTGATGAACTAAATAAAGCATTGGCTTTTCATAAGTTTAATGTAGCTTGCATTAGTTATCTGGATAGGTATTATCGCGGAGATCAGCCGATACTTTACAGAAGTAAAAGGGTCAGACCAGAAATAAACAACAGAATAGTTGAAAACCATGCGCTTGAAATCGTAGATAGCAAGGTTGCGGATCTGTATGGCGAACCAATTCAGTATGTATTAGCTGATACCGAAAATGCGATAAAAGCTAAACAGATGGATTTACTTAACAAGTACATGAAATCTGAGGATAAGGCTGCACTTGATATTGAACGTGGCAGATGGGCTTCTATATGTGGTACTTCATATTATTTCATAGGCAAAGAAAATAAAATGCCTAAACAGTTTGATGAAGCACCATTTTATATATCTTGTGAAAATCCTACAAAAACACTTGTTGCTTATTATTCAGATGACAATACGCCGGCATTCAGTGTACAGATAAGACGCAATGAAGATGGTGAACTGTACAACGTATATACTGCAACAAGATTTTATAAAATACAGAATGGCGAGATTATTTACGCTGAAAACAATGGTAACGATATGATACCGGTTATTGAATATCCAAACAACGAGCGCCGGTTATCAGATATTGAAATCACTATCGGTCTTACCGATGCTATAAACAATATGCAGTCTGACAGATTGAATGCAATAGATCAGTTTGTTCAGGCTTTTATTTTGTTCATAAATACCAAAATTGATGCTGAAACATTCCAAAAACTAAGAGTTGAGGGTGTTTTAAGCATAAAGGATACTGCTGACAACAGACGCGCGGATGCGAAAATGATGAACAGTGAATTGTCACAGGATGGTACTCAGACAAGCAAGGATGATTTATACAACAGTTTGCTAACAATCCAGGGTATGCCAAGCAGACAAGAGGCATCCGGTGGAGATACCGGACAGGCTGTTGCTTTGAGAAATGGATATTATGCAGAAGAAAAAAGAGCAGAATTAAGGATACCAATATTCCAAAGAGCAGAACGCATGATGTTAAGAGTTATTCTTAATAAATTGCGAGTAAAAGAAGGTTTTCAGCTTACTATATCTGATATAGATATAAGACCTAACAGAAGCAAGTTAGAAAATATGATGGTTAAAGCCCAGGTTCTTCAGATATTACATGGAATTGGTATTGATGATGCAAGTGCTATTAAGACTATTAATCTATTCTCAGATGCACAGGATGTAATTATGAAGTCTAAAGATAGAATGGAGCAGCATTTTGATAGCATAGTAAATAAGTCAAATACCACAGAGAACATTGATGTTGTGGAAGAAAAAGCAGAGGTAAACGATGGCGCTACAGAACTTCGACCAACTGAATAGTATGGCGACCAAATGGTTTGACAAAATGGAAGTGTCTGTTGAAGAAAAGAAAAAGCGTGTAGAGGCAGCACTTGATTATTGCGAAATAATGCTATTGCTGTTCTATATGATTACTGAACAACAGTATGAAAAAGAAGAATGTGTTGCTTTTACCAAAGAACGATTAATTATTATTGCGGAGAATGCTTTAGGAACTGAGGATATAGCTTATATAAATGATTGGGCTGACATTAAAGCGAAGCAAATAGTTGATTCGACTTACAAAAAGTATGAAAACGAAATAGAAGATGCGTCAATGGAAGAAGATAATAAACCACCGGCTACTTATGAAGATGCCCTGAATAAACCGAAGAAAATAAGGGTTCCGGAATTAGATATTGTTGTTCCTGAAAGTGAATATTGGACTTCGGAAGAACGCGCCTTACTAATTGGAATTGAGTTATCAACTACTGTATATAATTTTAAAGAATTAGAAGATGCGATAAACGCAGGAAAAACGAAAAAAGTTTGGATGACAATGTCAGATGATAGGGTTAGAGAAACACATGATATGGTACATGGAGTTGATATACCAATTAATGATCTATTTATAGTCGGGGAATCATATATGTTAATGCCAGGTGATACAGTTCATGGCGCTGAAATGAAAGAAATAGCAGGATGCAGATGCCATCTTGTGTGTTACTAACAATAATACCACCGTCCATTTGGATAGGTGGTTTTATTATACAAAAAATTCGGACCTATCCGAGAAATAGGAAATCGCATCGTCAACCGAAATGACGTTAAACATCGTAGCGATAGAAAGAGGTTAAAAATGACAAGACAGGACGTACTAAAGATTTTCCCTACTGCAACAGAAGATGCAATCAATGCAATATTGGCATCGCACCATGCAGAGTTAAATCAGGAAAAAGAAAAGAACAAGGACTTTAAAGACACTTCTAAAGAATTAGAAGAGGCACAGAAAGAACTTGAAGAACTGAGAAAGAAAGCAGAATCCGGAGCGCCGGACGATTGGCAAGCACAGCTTGATAAGTTGACCAAAGCAAATGAAGATGCTCAGAAAACCATTAAGAATATGCAGCTTAAAAATAGTCTTAAGGAAAAAGGTTTTTCTGATGAAGATGCAGACAAGTTTATCAAAACCATGGGCGAGGGTGGAGATATTGCTTCGGTACTTGGAGAAATGAAAACAAGTATTATTGCCAATTATGACAAAGAAAGAATGGATGCTACACCTGATCCAAGTGGTAGTAAGGGTGATACCGGCAGTAAAGAACTGGATGACGCTTCAAAATTAGCGTCAAGTCTGATTGGAGACCTAAAAACAACAGAGCAAGCTAATATTTTGGCAAATTATATGTAGGAGGATAAAGATATGTCAAATATGAACTTTGAATCAAAGACATATGGCGAAGATGTACTTATACTTAAGCGCCCACCATTTGAAGGTATTCCTATTACACTTGATTTTACAAGTGTTGTGACAACTGATACTGACACAGGTAGAAAAGTTGTTAAGGCTGGAACACCTATATCAGCAGCCGGTGTTGCTGCTAATTCTTCAAGTGCTATCGGAATACTTCTTTTTGATGTACTTGAAAACAGACCACAGGGAACAATACTCAAAAAGGCATACCTTAACACAGCTGTTGCAGAGTCACACTCTGGAATCTCTTACGACGATGCTGTTAAGGCTGCACTGCCAATGATTGTTTTCGAGTAATTAAGGAGGTAAAAAGATATGTTAGTTGAAAGCGTAGTAAATGCTAATAGTATTGCACTTATTGCACAAGAAGCTGCAAGTAACAAAATACCTTATCTTGGTAAAGGTTTCTTCCCTGAAGATTCTCAGGAAGGTATTGAACTGAAGTATATCAAGACATATAAAGGACTTTCACCTATACTTGCACCATCAAACTTTGATGCAATTCCTATTCTTAGAGGACGTAAGGGATTCTCAAAACTTAATACTGAAATGCCTTTCTTCCGTGAAGGTATGCAGATTACAGAGAGAGATATGCTTGATCTTGAAAGAATTGAGAAAGAGACAGATCCATATCTCAGACAGGTTCTTAAGAACATTTATGATGATACAAATACACTTGTTGAGAGTGCAGAAGTTGTTCCTGAAGTAATGCGTATGCAGCTTCTTGCAGCGCCAAACGGAACACCAGGTATCACAATTAGTGCTAATGGCGTAGATTATACATATGACTATGATCCAGATAATACATATGTTGGAAATAACTACACAGCACTTTCAGGAACATCTGAGTGGACAGATGCAACAAATTCTAAACCACTTGATGATATTAATACTGCAAAGCAGGCACTTATAGATAGAGGTTTCCTTCCAAGATATATTCTTATGAATAGTACAACATGGAAGTATCTTATGAAGGCAAAGCAGATTGAGTCAGTAATGCTTACTACAAATGCTGCCGGAACAATCTATAAGACAAAAGCTGCTGTTAAGACAGCAATCAGAGAAGCTACAGATCTTGATGTTATTATCTATGATAAGACATATCAGAATGCAAGTGGAAATCCTGAGAAGTTCTATCCAGACAATCAGATTACCATTATTCCTGATGGCGCTCTTGGAAAGACTATGTTTGGTGTTACTCCTGAGATGCGTTCAGCAAGACAGGTTGCAGATGTAGACGTTGCTGTTTATGGCAAGGGAATTTCAATTGCTACAAAACCTACTTATGGACCACCATACAAGTTTGAAACATTTGCTTCAGAAATCGTTCTTCCATCTTATGACAGAATTGATGAAACATATGTTGTAAAGGTTGCTACAGAAACACCATCCGCTTAAGGGGGTGTTATTTTTATGAAATTTAAGTATCGAGTAAAACATGACGGTGTTGTATATCCAGCCGGTGCTGAAGTACCGGTTGGTAATAATACACCCAAAGAAGAGGTTAAGGAAGAACCAAAAGCTGAAACAGTAAAGCCAAAGGCAAAACCTAAGAAAACCTCAAAGAAATAGAGGTACTGAGCATGAATGAAGATAAAATGGCAGAACTCATAGCTGAGTTATGTTTAGACTTGGATATTAGAAACAACACGGAGGATACCGAGTATAAGAAACTTATCTCCAAGCTCAATAGCGCAATCAAGGCAATCAAGCGAGTTATCAATTTTCCTGAGAGTTATACAGAGGAAATGGAACGTGATTATCTTGACGATTACTACGACAATATTAAGGACTTGACACTATATGATTACCTTCAAAACGGAGCGTCAGGGGAAGTAACCCATAACGAGAACGGAACTAACCGTACATGGAAATCAAGGCGCGAATGTTTTTTTGGTATTGATAGTTTTGCGAGTTCTATATAAGTAGTTGTGCCTATTTGAGCGTTGTGCCTTCGTGATGCTTAAATAGATGGGTGCTTACTTTAACTTGGTGGTGGGTTGTAAGCATTTTTTAGAAAAGCGAGGTAGCAAGATGTCGATTGAGTTGTCAATTCTCATATCTGGCGTTGCGGCTGCTTTTGCTATTTTTTTTGGTTTAAAGAACAGTCGCCGGAACGATGTGAAAGACATAGAAGAAAGAGCAACACGCGATGCAACCATCATGGTTAAGTTAGATTCTATATCGTCAGATGTTAAAGCTATCAAAGGCGATATATCTAATATAAATAAAAAGGTTGATGCGATTGATAGGCGTGTCACTATTGTTGAGCAGTCAACAAAATCAGCACATAAACGGTTGGACGGAATAATGAATAAGGAGGGCAGCGAACATGGAAATTAACAAAGACTTCCTCAAAAAAGCCGGAATAAGAGCATTAAGAACGGTTTGTCAAACGGCTATTGCAACTATCGGAACATCAGCAGTTATGTCCGATGTAAATTGGCCTGTTGTGCTTAGTGCAAGCCTTTTGGCTGGAATCCTGTCTATCCTTACATCAATAGTAACAGGATTGCCAGAGGTTGAATAATGAGACAGTTAAATCAGAACAAACAGAAAATGTGGTATTCCAATTATCAGGACAACACAATATATGATTCTGACGGAAACAAACTTGTAAATCATGAAGGTGACATTATTGTGTCACACAATCCTAATTATCCAGATCCAACAGAACCCATATATTCGTATGATGAAAACGGACAACCATTAGTAACAGTAGTTGACGGAGTAGAAATACCTGTGGAATCAGAAACAGTAACTTACTACGACGCACCTACTATTTTTTATGCAAACATTAGTTTTGATAATGGGAATACTGTATTAGCGGAATATGGGTTAGATACAAGTAATTACAATGCTGTTATCAGCGCGAACAAAGGTGTTTTACCTTTTGATGAACGAACAATTATATGGCATAAGTCAAAACCTGAGGTTGATGACTATGGCAGAGCAAAGGAAGAGACAGCTGATTACAGAGTCGTGGCAATTAAAACGTCACTTAATGAAGAGAGGTTTTTCCTCAAAAAGCGAGTTGATGATTAGTGAAGGTTATTAAAACGGATATTGACGCAAATTCGATAGATAAGGCAATAGCTGAGTTAGAGGATTACAGGGAAGAGATTAATAACAAATTTGAACAGTTTGTCGAAACACTTATACAAGGTGGTGTTTCTATAGCGGGCATATGTGTTGCAGGCACACAAGGGGATAGCAAATTACCTGATGTAACATATGATATTGATTCATCGGGTGAAATAATCAATGCATCAATATGCTTGATTGGCTCCGATGTTCTTTTTGTAGAGTTTGGAGCTGGTATTGCTTACAACACATGTGCCGAGCATCCCAAAGCTGCCGAGTTTGGATATGGAATAGGAACTTACCCTTCAAAACATCCACCTAATAGAGCAATAAACCCTGGATATTGGTATTACACGGACCATGATTCAGTTGGTGCTAATGTCAGTACACTATCAATTGGTACAGAAGCAACAATGCCTATGTATCGCGCTGCCGAGTCTATGCGAAACGAATGTATTCAGAAAGCACTTGATGTATTTAGGAGTTGACGATATGGATTTATTACAGATGGAAAATATAGTTACAACTCAACTTAAAGTTAGGGTTCCAAGGGTTGTTGTTAGATACGACAGCGAAGGTAATCCATTAACTATAGCTGATTTGTTCCCAAAAATTTCATTTACAACTGAAATATCAGACTCTACACCGAGTTTTCCTAACGTGTACATTCACGAATTAGAGTCAAGTGAAGTTGGGAACAGCATCCCAAATCAAGAAATTCACGCAATCAGAGACACGATACAAATAGATGTATCTACGAATGTTAATAAGAGTGAGGCGCATATTGTTGCGAATGCTGTTGTCCGAAGCATGAAAGTGCTTAGATATTCAGCGGTAATGGTGCCAATATATAGCAAACTTAATAATGTTCACAGATACACAATCCGTTTCAGACGAATAGTCGCAAGCGGAGATACATTTTAACATCACAGACTAAAGCATCCGAAAGGGTGCTTTTTTTATGAAAATTTCAAATGGAGGTATAAAACAATGGCTATTGATCTTAGCACTGCGGGAATTAGAGTTGGTTATGCAGTTGAAACAACAGCAGGCACAAAACCTACTGCATTCACAAACCTTGCAAATCCAAAGTCAATTCCTGATATGAACCCAGAGCCAAATACTCTTGATGTTACTTCACTTAATGATACCGAGTGGAAGAGGTTGACCTGTTATAGCCTCGGTGCTTAGAAATAGGTGCAAAAATAAACGCATTGAACTGCTGGAAACCCTTTAGAGTTGATTTAACCACAACGCAAGGATGAAATAAACCTAATCGTGATGGTTTGAAAATAAATCAAATTAGGCAATCAGCAACGAAGCCCCGAACAGGGGAACGCTCAACGACCATCCTTTAAAGGAGTAGGTATCAAGCGATACCGAAGTGGTGCGCATCCGAAAGGATGAAGATATGGTCTGAACATTTGGTGAAAGCCAAAGGCAATTATGCAAGCAAGTTTAGCGAACTTGTTTTAACACAGTTGATATTCCAGGTCTTAAGGATGTTGGTGGAGCAATCGGAATTACATTTGGTGCATCTGATGCTTTCCATAACACATGGAAAACTCTTTGCTCATCAGCAGCAACAGCAAAGGCAGCAGGAAAGTCGGTTTGGTTTGTATTCTACATCCCAGGTTATACAGAGAGTTTCTTTATGACAGCTGATCCGGTAATGTATGGTATGCCGGCAGCAGAAGTTGATTCTGTTCTTGATGTAACAGTAAACATTGTTCCTACAGGAAACTTTGGATGGGCAACAGCCGTAAATCCAACTGATCCAGTATCAGCATAAAAGGTATTGGAGTTAATACCTACTACAAAACGGAATAACCAATTTAAAGGGTGCAATAGTTCTAACTATAGGATTGTTGCGCCCTTATTTTTTTAAAATAACGGAGGACAATACAAATGAATAATGAATATATAACTATCAATAATAGAGATTATAAAGCTAAAGAATTTGACTTCAATTTTCTGTGTATGCTTGGAGAAAACAATATAGAAGTTGGCGACATTGGAAAGAAGGTAATCCCATCACTCAGATGCTACATAGCATATTGTATGGGTGCTGATGTTGAAACTGCCGGAGAAGAATTTAATAAGCACGTTATCGCTAATGGTGGTGGCTTTGAAGAAATCATGGAAGTGTTTAGTGCTAAAGCGGAAGAATCAGATTTTTTTCGCGCACTCACCAAGACGGAGACTCAGGAGACTACAACAACGACACAGAAAAAGACTACACGCAAAGAAAAGGTTCAGTCAGAGTAAAGATATTTGAAACGTTCTATCCATCCTGTTACCAATACGGAATGAGTGAAGAACAATTTTGGGCTTCAAATCCGCGAATAATCAAAGTGTGGGAAACGGCTTGGAAACAGCAGAAAGAATATGAGAACAGATATAACCATATGATGTGGGGCAACTATGCTATGTCCGCATTTGTCACAGCTATTTCTCAAGTCATGCAGCCGATGTTATGCAAGGGCAAAAAAAGTCATGCAAAGTATATCAAGGAACCTGTTGAGTTATTCCAGGAGAAGAAACCTAAAAAGAGAATATCTAAAGCAGAAAAAAAGAAAAATGCAATAAATGCGTTTATGGCTTGGAGTCAAGACTTACAAGCTAAATCTCAGGGATAGGAGGTGACTATATGGCAGAAGTAACAGTTGATAGACTGAAAGTAGAAGTTGAAGCAACTGCTAAAGGCGCGAATCAAGTATTTAAACAACTTGAATCACAACTAAAAGCCTTAAAAAGTTCTGCAACAGGATTTAATACAAGTGGTTTAACTAACCTCACAAACGCCCTAAATAGAGTAGCAACAAGTCTCGATAATATATCGAGCAAAATAAATACAGTTAATAATACAACAGCAACGCCTAAAGTTAATACCAGTGGCGTAACTTCTTCCGAAAAGAAGATTGACAGTAGCATTTCAAAGATTCGTGAAAGTCTTGCTGGCTTAACAGCTTATGGTAACGCCGCTATGAGTGGTGACTCGTCAGCTTTAACGAGTTTTGACAGGCGCGTAACTTCAATACAGAGTTCTATAGATGTTTTGAAGTCAAGGCTTGAATCGTTAGGCGACACGACTGTTAAAGTAAATGCGATTGATTACTATGAATCAAAGATAGAAAAAGCGAAAGACGCGATTGACCAGCTTGTAGCAAAGGAAAACGAATTTAAAGCAAATGGAACTGACACAGGTGAGGCTTGGGATACATTACAAGCAAAACTAGCAGAGACAAGAGATCAATTAGATGCGCTTATTCAACGACAAAGCGAGTTTTCAGCCGGAGATATGATAGATGTTGATGCTTTTGAAGATCAAAAGGCGGCGCTTGCAGATTTTGAAAGTCAATTACATACAACAAGTGACACAGTTCATAATGCAGTATCAACGATGAATAGTCAGCCTGTTGACATTGACACAACGCCTTCACAAAGCAATTTGTCAGCCTTGGCCGCTACACTTGGTTCCGTATCCGCACAATTATTATCGGTTGTTGGAAGTACGGTTATAAGTGGGTTTTCAAAGCTATCGAGTGCAATAAAGTCAGTAAGGAATGGTATTTCAAGTCTGAAATCAAAGGTTAGTGGATTATCAGGCACCTTTAATAAAGGATTTTTTACTATTCTTAAGTATGGTTTTGGCATCAGGTCGCTTTATGTATTATTTAGGCGACTTAGACAAGCTGTTAAAGATAGTTTTACAGAACTGCAAAACAGTGGTGCGTACTATGAGACAACAAGGGCTAATGTAGAGGCACTTAAAAGTTCACTGAGTATCTTAAAGTATCAGTTTGGTGCGGCATTTGAGACTATCTTCAATACAGTAGCGCCAGCTTTACAGACGTTTATTAACTATCTGATTAGTGCGATGAATACCTTATCGGCATTTATTGCAAAGCTGACAGGCAAAAGCACTTATTCAAAAGCAGTTAAGGCAACAAGTGATATTGCAGGAAACGCCGGTAGTGCAGCTGATTCAGTTAAAGAAATGGCAAAACAGTTGCAAGGTTTTGATGAACTGAACAATCTGTCTGGAAATTCAAGTGGTGGCTCCGGTGGTGGCGGTGGTTCAAGTGGAGATTCAAGCGGTGTAACTTATGTCACGGAGAGCGTGGATAATGCACTTGGAAGTTTTACAAAAGCACTTTCGGATAGCATATCAAACGGTGAGTGGGAACAAGTCGGAAAATTATTATCTGACAAACTTATCGAAATGATGAAGGAAGTTAAATGGAATGATATTTACAAGAAGGCTGAAAACTTCGGTACTGACTTGGCATCATTCCTGAATGGGCTGTTTTCAACAAACGAAAACGGAGAAAATGTTTTCACAAGCACAGGCGAAACAATAGCAAATGCTTTGAATGCCGCATTAGCATTCCTTAACTCATTCGGGGATACTTTTGATTGGACAGGCTTCGGTTCTTCGATGGCATCAGGTATAAATAAATTCTTTTCAACGTTCAAATTCGATGAACTTGGAGATGCGGCCCATACATGGGTTGGTGGAATACTTGACGCTGGAATACAGTTGCTTACGGATACTGATTTTGAATTAATTGGAACAAAAATCGGAGAGTTTTTGGAGCGTTGCAAGATTGGAGATTTGGCATCAAAACTCAAAGAGTTGGCAATACAGATCATAAAAGGACTCGGACAAGCTATTACAGGACTAAAGAAGAGTGACGTTCCTGAACTCGAAACAGGCATACTTGCTGTTCTTGGAACACTTGCAATAACAAAGAGCATTCCTGCGACACTCAGTATTGCGGCTACACTTGCGGGTATATGGTTAGGCACAAAATATTACGAAATATTATCTGGCAATACAGTAGACCAAAGTTTTCTTGAAGAAATTGGAGATATACTAGAGGGTTTCTTCGGAGAGAATAGTGTAGAAATAAATATAAGCGAAGCTATTTCTTTTGTTTGGGATGAACTTACAGGACAAAACGATAAAGAAGCTACTCAGTTTGAAAAAGATTTAAAAGCTTGGCTTTTTACAGGCTTAAGTTATGCTACAGGACTTAGGTTTGTAATCAATATAGCAAAAATAGTTTCTTTTAATTACAGTACGGAAGGCAAAGACTGGGAAAACTTTAAAACTGATTTTTGGAATGGGATTAAAGGCGCTATATCTACATTGCTTGTGAATGGCTCACCTTTTTCGATACCAGTTAATCTATTTAAAATCCTTGATTTTGTTACTGAGGGAACTGAGTTAGGCAACGCTATTAACGATCTTAAATCTAAATTTGAAGAGAAATGGAAAAAGATTTGGGAAGGTGAAACTTATAGCGAAACCGGAGCTAACGGAATGCCGAGTGATGTTGCCAGTCAAGTAGTTAAAACAAAGGGACTCAAAGACCTTGGCAAAGATATGATTGAAGGCATTATTCAAGGTTTTAAGGATGAATTTAAGGCATGGACACAGCCTATCAAGGATATGCTAGACCAAATAATCAAAGATATTAAAGATATTTTTGGAATCAACTCTCCTGCAAAGGAAATGGAACCATATGGAAAGTATATTTTTGAGGGGATTGTTAAAGGATTCAAAGATGCATTTAGCGAGTTAAAGGAAAAAATCAAAGAACTCCCTGGAAAAATCAAAGAATGGATTGAAGAATTTTTTGAAAACTTTAGCCTTAGTGATGTTCTTTTAGGAGCTATGGGAACCACCGGTGTTATTATTTCAATTGGTGTTGACTTGGTTCAAAATGGGTGGTCAACAGTTACCGGTTGGGTAAACGATGCAAAGCAAAAAGGTTCAGAATTGATTCAGGGTTTTGTCAAACTTGCCAAAGAAACAGGTGCTGACGCTTGGGATTCAATTACCGGATGGCTAGAAACAAATGGCGGCAGTAGAACTATAGATGGCTTAGTCAATTTATCAAAACAATTTGGCAGTTCAATAGCTTCATGGATTTATGATAATGGCGGTAGCAAAGTTGTAACTGGTTTGGTAGACCTAAAAGAACGATTCGGCGGTTCAATAGCTGCTTGGTTGAATAATAATGGTGGTAGCAAAGTTACTAATGGGTTTGTAAAACTGAAACAAAAGGGTTGGAAAACAATTGCTCAATTTGTTAAAAAGGTTTCAGGCAGTGAAGGAATGAAAGCAAATGCTATAGTCGGACTGACAACCGTAGGTAGCAATTGGAATAAATATAGTTCTGTCGCAAGTTGGGTTAACCAATGGAATAAGACAGATGTTGAAGCAAAAGTAAATCTTATCCGAGGCAACTTTAATGATGTTACTAGCTGGATTCTTAGCGTTTTTGGTTCAGCTGCAAAAAATAACGGAAACGGTACTGTAACTATTACAGATCCACGAAAAGCAGATGGTGGTTCATATTACGGCGGCAGATGGCACAGCATTCCACAATATGCCAAAGGAACACTTAACGCACTTAACAGAGGCTCGATGTTTATCGCAGGAGAAGCAGGCCCCGAAGTTGTAGGTCATATCAATGGCAGAACCGAAGTGCTTAATCGTTCACAGATTGCGGCAACCATGAATAGTGCGATTATTAATGGTATGTCACGATTCAGGAATATGCAGTTTAATCCTGCGCTTGCTACACCGTATTCTGGCTATGCTTATAGCAGTGATTTTTCAGACAATAGTTATAGGGATAATGACACAGCTATCATGGAGCAGAACAGATTACTTGCAGAGCAGAACAGATTACTAGAGCAAATACTTCAAAAGCCTACAGGAATCTCAAAGAGAGACGTATTTGAAGCGAATCGGAGCGAAGCAAATAACTATTTTAACAGGACTGGCAACAGTCCATTTTTATTTTAGGAGGTGGGATAGAGTATGTCTGGATTTAACGGAGAATATCTAATTAAAGTGGGAACATACAAAATCCCACTTTCAATTATGAAGTATGGTACATATCAATCTAGTCCTGCACAACGTCAGGACTTAGATTCTTACAGAGATGCGAACGGAATCTTACATAGGACAGTGCTGAGTCATGTGGCATCAAAGATTGAGTTTGAAACGATACCTTTAAGCGTGCAAGATTTTAGGGGCTTTATGGACAGCTTGGTTGCTCAGTACACAAATGGTCCTGAACGAAAAGTAACACTTGAATATTATGAGGAAGAATATGGACAGTACCGAACAGGTACTTTTTATTTGCCTGGAACACTGACTTTTCCGATGCTTAATAAAGAGGTGTACGATTCATGCCGTATAGCATTTATTGAATATTAGGAGGGCAAGCTATGAGTTTACAACTGTATAACGACATATTTAGTGAACCCTTTGAAAAGCAGATTGAAATAATAACTTATGGTGGAACGGTTTTTACAAACTCAGATATATGTGAAGAATCCTTGATAATCGAGGATAGCCTATGTAGTGAAGAAAATCTGATGTTTGGTGCTTGCGAGGCAAAATGCCTTAAGGTGAGAGTTATAGATAAAAACATTTCACTAAAAAACCGAATACTTACAGTAACAATTAAGTGCAACCTTAGAGATACTCTTATTGATAGTGACGGAAATAGTATTATCAACCATGATGGGGATGTGATCGCGGTAACAGCTGATGCAGAGACAGATATAAAACTTGGGGTTTTTGCGGTTTTTTCTGCTGAACCATCTAATGATAGAAGCTGGATAGATATAGTTGCATATGACCAAATGTACACACTTCTTAATGCAGATTTGAGTAGTTGGTACAATCAATTGAATTTCCCAATGACTGTTAAACAGTTAAGGGATTCTCTATTTAATGGACTACAAATATCACAGGTCACAACTACACTTGTTAATGATAGTTTTGTGGTTGAGGGCGGCTTTTTAGTTGATGGTCAGCTATCAGGAAAAACAGTTATTGAAGCTATATGTGAACTTAATGGAGTATTTGGACATTTCACACCTGATAATGAGTTTGAATTTATAGATGTGACGAATACTGAGAGTGTTACACTTGACCATTACGTTGACGGAACAGGAATATACAGTAGTTATGCTACAAATCCTATAAATAAGATTGTGGCAAGAAGTTCTGAGGATGATGTAGGAACCTCAGTAGGTTCGGGAAATAATGTTTATATACTCGAAAACAATCCTTTGATTTTTGGTAAAGAAGGAACACCCGAACTAACTGCGGCACTTACTGATCTTTTTAACAAAATTAAAGTAATCACGTTCAGACCATTTGAGGTTGAAACTTACGGAAACCCAATGTTGCCAGTTGGTAGCAGAATTGTTATTCCTACAAGAGATGTCACTATTAATAGCATTGTAATGACTAAGGTAATGCGAGGCATACAAGCCTTAAGGGATAATATGTCAGCTTCGGGCGACCTAAACTATCCTTCAACTGTCAATAATGTGCAATCACAAATCAGCAGAACCTTAGGTAAGGTACACAACCTCAGGATTGATGTTGATGAACTGACAAGTGAAATGATAAGTGTGCAGTCGATAAAAAAGAAGGCTATAAAGGTTTATGCGTGTACAAGTTATTCAACTTATTATCCGTCAAGTGATCCGCAAGATGCAAGGATACGATTGGACGTTCCTATTACAGATGGTTCATTTGAAACTTTAGGAAATAGTGAGTCAACAAAGATTGGCATAACGTTACCATCTAACTTCGATACAATGGATACAAATGAACGTGACTTGAAGATAATCATAGGTCCAACCGAGATTATAGCGCCTATTTACTATGATGGTTCAGCGCTTACTAATCAGATTGCAGCAAAGGGTGGCGACATTATGTACTTTAACTTGTCCACCGATGCAAGCGGAAATTACAGTGCTGATGTCATTATGGATACAACGTCACGTTCACTTATAAGTCAGACAGCCGAAGGCATAGAACTGATGGTTAGCGAAATAAATGGTGTTAACGTACCTGTTTATGAAATGACATCATATAATTACGATTCAGTAAATGATGTGGTTACAATTTATGCTGAGGATTTGCCTTTTGATTCGCTATTAGCATTATACGATATACCGCATAGAGTTGGCATAAAACTTAAACCGATGACAGCAACGCAAAAGGCGGCCAAGAAGGAAGTCTGGCTTTATGCTTCGAGTGATAATGGTAATTATATATCAGTTACAGGTTGGGTTTATGACAGTAACAACAATATAGTCACAGATGAATTTGACGGTGATAACATCATCTATTTGGAGTATGACGAAAGAACAATAAGTGGTTCGGACACATTTGGCTTTTGGATAGTGACAGATACTTATTCACAGTCGCAGATTGAAATGACCAATAGCAGAATTGTAATGCGCGTGGATTCTACTTATGGATTATGTCAGGTGGAGTTGGGTGCTGATGCAACATCGGGTTCACACATTCAGTTGTCGGCTGACGATTTGTCATTAACAGCAAATAATGTTATCGACTTTTTGTCTGGCGGTTCTATCAACATGACAAGTAAAAACATAAGCATTACATCCACCAATTTTTCGGTGACAAGTGCTGGAGCAGTTACTTGTCACAACCTAACTGTTGATGGTGGCAGTATAAATTTGGGAAATGGTGTGTTTAGTGTTACTAATGCCGGAGCGGTTTCGTGTAGTAATCTTACAGTTACTGGTGGAAGTATAAATTTAGGAAGTGGTGTATTCAATGTTACTAACACTGGAGCAGTTACTTGTAGTAATCTCACTGTTACTGGTGGAAGTATGAATATAAATAATGCCTTTAAGGTAGACACAAGCGGAAAACTAACTTGCACGGGAGCTGACATAAGTGGAAAGATAACTGCAAATGATGGAACAATAGGTGGTTGGACAATGAATAGCGCAGGACTTTATTCAGGTTCTTATACATTTTTGTCACCTACTGCACTTGCAATAGGTACATCATCAACTGCTATGACTCAAATGACTACAGATATGGTGGTTATCAATAGAAATTATACAGAAGCAGTAACTGGAAAAATAACACCACCACAAGGAACATTTACTGGTGTATATGCTGGAGAGTTAGCTACAAATCCAAACTATGCATTTTTCAATTCAAACGGAAATATAAGATATACTGGCACAATTCAGCAGGCATCATCAAGAAATGCTAAAGAGAATATTAAAGATTTGTCAGTAGATGAAGCTAATAAGCTATTTCAACTGAAGCCACGTTCATTTGATTTGAAAAAAGGAGATAAAGACAGACGAGGATTTATAGCAGAAGAAGTATTGGAAGTGTTACCAAACTTAGTAGAAGAAACTGGTTCAGATGCACTTCCATATACACTTAACTACATGGAGATAATTCCATATCTAGTTAAAATATGTCAGGAACAGCAAAAAGAAATAAGTGCTTTAAAGGAGAATATGTATGGATAAACCAACTATAATATCAATTCATAAGTTTAGAGAATCAATAGCAAATGCTGTTAACACATACATTGAAGAGATACCAGCGACAGTAATAGCTAATGATTTACACAAGATTGCAAATCAGTTTGATGTGTTGGCAGAACAACAATACCAAGAAGCGTTGAAACTATTTAATACGGAAAGCGAGGTAGAACAAAATGCCCGTGACTTACAAAAGAATAATTGAAGAGACAGCAAGTGACGAAGTCTATAATGATGATTGGTTTCTAAAAGATAGTCCAAGTAATGACACTTCAAAAATACAAGGTGTAGAATTAAAAAGATGTATGCAAAGTGGATTAAAAGAAATGCTCACTCAGACAGAGTATGATGCACTGCCATCAACAAAACTTTCGGATAATGTTATATATTACATTACGGACACAAGCAAAATAATAATCAATGGAGTTGTTTATGGTAGTGGCGGCGGAAGTCTTGATGCTGTTGAACTTACCAAAGCTCAGTATGATGCGCTTACTACACAGCAGAAGAATGACCCAACAAAAATATACTTTGTTACAGACTATAATCCTAACGGAAGCGGTGACAGAATTAACAGAACTGCCGCAATTAACACAGGCGGTGGCGATGTACTTATGTCAAGTCTGTATGCAACGGGAACAGATATAGTACATTCATAGGAGGTAAAATAATCATGGCTTTAATATATGTACATAATCAAGAAGAATTAGAACGAGCCTTTACAACATTAGGATTTATTGAAGGCACAAGTGATGATGTAGGGAAGTGGTTTTTTGGTAATGATACAAAAAGAATGGCTTATTTTGCATTAACCTATACTACAACGACTGCGAATACTTCCCCTATCGTTTATCATGATTCAAGTGGACAGATAAGAAATTTATATGGGCAAATGAATGCTAGTAATCCAGTATTAAAAATTGAGTATCACAGACTTTATAATGGGGGCATTTGCTTTAGATGGATATCAGGCACAAGCGCCAATATTGTTTCTAATGCTTTTGTGAATAATATGACAGTAGCCATCTTTAATAACGGTGATGATAGTTATTCAACTATATTCAATACAGGCAGTAACCCAGCTGCGTTAGAACCATACTTTGACGACATGGAAGGCGTGGCTTTTAATCTACCAATATACTCTTTCAACGGAGCTGTTATACGAACTACTGATGTAGTTATACTAGCTAAGATTTACAATAATAGAAATGGGGTCATTGAGGGGGATGTCTATAGTGTGCTTACTCCTGTACCTGATTCAAGCAGTCCGTATTATACAACTATAAATAATATCAAATATATCATTACTTTTGGTACTAGCAATTCATCAAATGGAAGGTTTGCTTTCAGATTAGCTGACGAATCTTAAGGAGAAGAGATTATGGGAACAATATTTTATAAAGATATAGCTTATGGTGGTGGAGGAAGTGGTGGTAGTTCTTATATGGACGTGACTGGAACACTCACTGCTGGCAATACAACGGTTACAATAGCAAATGAAGCGATAACCACTACTGCAACTTTTGATTTTTATACTGATACTTATGGGATAAATCCTATAGATATTAGCGTTTCAACCGGAAGTATTACTCTTACATTTGAGGAACAAGAAAGTGATGTAATAGTGAAAGTGAGGATAAGTTAAATGGCTTTTTTTGGTTCAATTGGGGGTGTTCCTAAACTTTTAGGTATAAATGCAACTTACACTCAAAGTGGTAATGTTTACGCAGATATGTCATTAGAGGACTTAAAACTTGATTTAGTTGTAACCGCCACATATCAAGGAAGTATAATTATTCCCATCAACAATTATACATTGAACGGAACACTCACAGTTGGCACATCAACAATAACAGTAAATTATAAAGGTTATACTACTACATTTGATGTGACGGTATCCATTGCTAATGATTCTTATGAATGGGACTTTACACAAAGTTTGACAGACTTAAATCATGGAGAAGTTGCGGTATTATCACACGCTTCATTAGTGACTGGAGTTGGTGTAAAGGATGACAATGATTCAACTTGGGGTAGTTTAACTATATTTCCTTCTTATGATTATAATTTTGAAGGGAAAACTGTTGAAATTGATTTTAAATCACTGATTATGTTACAAGATTCCGATACACATGGTTTACTTTCAGTACGTCATCGTAATGGAAGTTATGATGATAGATACAGTTCATTTTATTATAGACCTCCTTTTACTGCTTCACTTAGAAATCAGCTTCAAAGTTATACAACATCATCCAGAGTAAGCACATTTACAGACAGCACTTTCAAATTTGTCTTTACATTCAATCACATGGTTGTAACAGTAAATAACGAACTATTTTATGATGGTGGAACTATAATAGATGGATATAGTAATCTGCAAATAGGCGACCATTGGGGTTCTTTCATAATAACTGGTATTCGTATATATGAAAATGAGTAAAGGAGGTAAAAAGAATATGGCATTTTATAGATGTGTAGGAGGCATAAATAATAGTGTTGATATTTTAATAGATGATGAAATAATAATTGCCAGCAATCAAGGTTCTAACATTTTTAATGTGTCATTATCAAGTGGTGATTATTATGTAGTATCATTAAAAGCAGACAACTATACACAAATATATACAGAAACGAAGCAAGCTAATGGCAACGGATTTAATCATACTTTTGGAGGTTCAAACTATTCATTTGTAATTACAACAACAGGCATTCAAGTCGCTTGTACTTCGGGAAGCTGGAGAACTATTAGATGCAAATTAAGTAAAATTGATTCATCACAGTATTACTCATAAGGAGGTATAACATATGAACATATCTCAAAAAGGACTTAATCTTATTAAAGAGTTTGAGGGCTGTCGCTTGACAGCCTACAGAGACTCTGTTGGTGTATGGACTATTGGTTATGGAACTACAAGTGCTGATAAGTCTGTTACTGGTACTAATATATATCAAGGACTTACTATTTCTCAATCTACTGCCGACAGTTGGTTAGAGAAGTCAGTCAATAATAAGTATGTGCCACTTGTAATGAAGTATGATTATAAGTATCACTGGAATCAGAACCAGCTTGATGCATTAACAAGTTTTGCTTACAATATTGGAAGTATTGACCAACTCACAGCTAATGGAACACGTTCTATCTCGGAGATTAGCAATAAGATACTTCTTTATGATAAAGCAGGTGGACAGACGTTAGCAGGACTGACGCGGAGAAGAAAAGCTGAGAAGGCTTTGTTTGATACACCTTGCAACAGTGCTAAGTGGGTTCAGGACACTATTGGTTGGCGATACATGAAAGCTGACGGAACATTCACGAAAAATGAATGGGTTGAGTATAAGGGCAAGTGGTACTTCCTAAAGAAAAATACTTACATGGCTGCTGACGAATATGTTAAATCATCGAACTATGAAACGACCAATAAGTTATACTATGTTGCAGAAGATGGTGCGTGGGATAACAATGAATATCGCTTAATGCGTGACGAAAAAGGCAAGTGGATAGCTTCAATAGGAAGTGGATGGTATCTGAAAAATTCGTGGGCAAACATTAACGGTCATTGGTACTACGCTGGACACGACGGATATTTCTACGTCAACACGACTGCGAAGATTGACGGTAAGAATTATTCATTCGACGGTAATGGAGCATTAAAGAAAAATGTAATCAGCGAAGGAATGACAATTACAACTAAAAAATAAGAATAGGAGTTAGCCTATGAGATTGAGCGAGTTAGATATACCAAAATCTCAACTGATTTTATTGGTTGAAGATTACATCTACGTCGCTCGGAACAAGGAGTTATTTTTAAAGAAGATTGAAGGTTATACATATGAGGAACTTGCGGAAATGTACAACCTTTCAACAGTAAGAACAAAAGAAATAGTTAAGGAATGTTTGGATAAGATCGCGAAACATATCTAAAGCATACTTTACACATCCATTTAGGAGTCTGTCACTTAATTGTGATAGGCTCCTTTTTTTGTTGTAATTATCTCATAGGAGGACAGACATATGTATGAATATTATAACCCTAATCCAACGGGAAGATTATCCGTTGGAGATTGTGCAATAAGGGCAGAAAAACCCTAATGCTAATACTTGTATAAAATTAGCAGCGTATTATACTATTTTAGATCATACACCTGAGGATTCTGGATACTCTTATGCAAGCAAACCGTCATCAAATAGTGAGTTTATGAGAATAGTTAAGAATAAGAATACGGACGAAGTATTGCTTGTTATAGATGAAATGATGGAAGAATTACAGGCTGTTGCACCTAAATTGTATTACGAAACAATGGAAAGGTTGAATAACTCATGAAGATAGAAAAGAAATTAGTTTCTCCTAAATATTTTGGCGATAAAAGGCCAGTAGATGACATTAAATATATTGTTATCCAAGAAACAAGAAATAAGGCTACTCCGCATTACCATATTATTGAATCAGAAGTCATACAGGCGGTTCCTGATGAACATTTAAGTGATGCGGTGAATGGTCCGAAATTAAGTTTTTATGGTAATCTACATGGGATATGCAACAAATACAACAGTATATCAATCGGTGTACCAAGTAAGATGTCAGAGGAAGATAAACTAGCGTGCCTTAAATTGATTATGACGATTAAGCAAAGATACAAGATTAAAGATGATAACATAATACGTCAAATGGATGTGACCGGCGAAATAAATCCGGAAGAATGGCGCGATAATGAAAAATGGAAAAAGGACATTAAGAATAAACTGATTGAAGTGTAAATTAAAAGGGTGGAAGAGTATAACTCGACCACCCATATTTTTATTGAATTATAAACGTTTGATTAATCATCTCTTTGTCATAGCCATAGAATAATTGGAAATCAACCTTGTCGCCTTTTTTGACATCATAATACAAATCTACGTCAACAGTTGCCCCGTCTTTAATATCAACATATGCATTTTCATATGTACTTTCGTTTACTTCTATTCCGTTGATGAAAACTGTGCGATAATATGTTCTTGAAAAACTTGTTGGTGTTGGGCTATTGTTGGTGAAAGTAAAACTTATACACCACATTTTTTCGTCATATTTCTTTTTGTAACCAGTGCCTAAATATTTTAAGACAGTATCACCGTTAGTAAATTGTTTTTTAGATGCTTTATTAACAGTAACGGTAATCTTAAAGTTAAGTTGTTTGTACTTTCCGGTTACAACAGCTTTTCCGGCTTTAATACCAGTAACAGTTCCTTTTTTAGTTACTTTAACTACGGATGAATTGGAACTTGACCATTTTACACTTGATGCTTTTATACCATTGAGTTTAATTTGTGTTGATTGTCCGGCAGACAATGTAATCTTTTGGTTTGTAATATTAAGTGTAGCAACACCTGCATCAGAGTCAGGCATAATACATACAACTGAAATAATCAATGCGAGACAGGTTAATAGTGCAATAATTCGTTTCTTCATAAGCATAACCTCCTTATTTCTCTAATAATTTATTATATAGTTCCTTTAATGCGGCATCTTTTCTGTCCATAGCCTCATTGTGATGTCGTATCTGTTCATCCTTAAATTTTATTTGTGCTTGCAAAAATTCTATCTGCTGCATATAAAACTGTTCGCGATCTTTGTTTTTCTTATCTTTTGCATCTATTCGACTCTGCAACTGACTAATAATTTCGTCCTTTAATTCTAACCTTGTTTGCAATGTTTTTATTTCAATTGTGTCATCTTCAGATGGAGAACTTAACACATCTGCAATAGGCTTTAGTACATTGTTGTAATCATGATTATGATTATGTTTATCCGAAAAAACTAATTTAACAGTAGATAAAGACACAGGACATCCTCGCAACTCTGTTTCATCTGCTATTTGCTGATATGTAAATCCTTTTTCGATTCTTAAGACTTTTAATTCTTCAATTAACTCCTGTTTCTTGGTATTAACCAAATTTTAACCCCTCCTTTAGCCTATCATTTGAATAGGCTTGTACTAAATTTAAACTGTATTAACCATAAATGTGATGATATTTTATAATTGTTCCGAGCGAAGGCAGATGTCTTTTTACTTTCCCTGGATGTCTGCCTATTTTTTGAAAGGCGGTGTGTTATGAAAGAAAAGACTTTAGAAAATTTTAAAAAATTGTCTCCTGAGAAGCAGGATGAACTTATTGCTTTTTTAATAAAGTTAAAATCATATTATGGACCAATATTTGCTCATCTTCACTCAACTGAGAATAAAGATTAGCAAATTGATCTAATTTTTCATTTTTGTCATTATCATTCTTGGATTTTGATATTGGAAAAAGGTCGTTATCATCACCATATCCTAAAATATAAAGTGGCGAACAGCCTAATACATCCGCGAGAATTTGAATTTTATCCTGTCTCATGTTTTTAATTGAGCCTTTTTCCCATTTTGAGATAGTACCTTTGGATACGCCAATCATTTCAGCTAATTTTTCCATGGTGTATCCTTTTTTTGTACGCAATTCATATAGTCTTTTTGCTGTTATTTCAGAATAATCCTTTTCCATAATAACACCACCTTTCCGATTTAGTGTGCTTGTTGATTATTATATACTAAAATCTCACATAATGCAAAAAAAATTTCCTTTTATGAAACTTTTTTCTTGACAAACAAGTTTCCTTTTGTTAAACTTGCTTTAGTTTCCAAAAAGAAACAGGGGCAAAAACACAATATAAAGGAGGTGAGAGCATGGACAAAAACAAGTTATTGTACTTTATTAAAGATAGAGGTTATAAAGTCGAGGATTTCTGCAGAGAAATTGGATTAAACAAAAGCAAACTTTATAGAAGAATTAACAATCAAAGTTTTGTTATTTCTGAAATCTGGAAGATTGCTGAGTTTCTAAATCTGACACTTGACGATATAAACTCTATTTTTTTTGCAAATTATGTTTCTCAAAAGGAAACAATGTGAGGTAAATATGGATAATGAATTTTTACTACAAGATCGGTTGCAGAAAATCAGACAAATAATTAATCAATATGGTGAAGATAACTTCTATTTATCGTTTTCTGGCGGCAAAGACAGCACATTGTTGTCTCATTTGATTGATATGGCTTTACCGGAGAATAAGATACCGAGAGTTTTTGCGAATACAGGAATTGAATTAAAAATGATTGTAGATTTTGTAAAAGAACTGCAAAAGGATGACGATAGATTGGTAATTATTCAGCCAAGTCAGAATATACAGAAAACTTTAAAAGAATTTGGATACCCGTTCAAAAGCAAAGAACATAGTTTTTATGTTTCGGTTTATCAAAACAATATGTGTTACACAAAAGCGGTAAACAGATATTTATATCCAGAAGAGTCAAGAAAAACATTTGGTTGTCCTCCTAAATTAATGTATCAATTCAACGAAGATTTCAAACTTAAAATTTCAAAAAAGTGTTGTGATAAGTTAAAGAAAGAACCGATTCATTTATGGCAAAAAGAAAATGATAAGCCATATGCAATTATAGGGATTATGGCGAGTGAAAAAGGTGGCAGAAGCAATGCAAATTGTTTAGCGTTTAGAAATAACAAACTGTTCGCCTTTCAGCCGTTAGTTCCAGTAACAAAAGAATGGGAAGATTGGTATTTAGAGAAATATGATGTACATATTTGTGACATTTATAAACCACCATATAACTTTGACAGAACTGGATGTAAAGGCTGTCCATATAACATAAAACTTCAATCTTCATTAGATATACTTGAAAAATATTTTCCTGACGAAAGGAAACAATGTGAAATTATCTGGAAACCTGTTTATGACGAATACAGGCGGTTAGGATACCGTTTGAAAAAAGAAGTTAAAAATCAAATTATTGATGACTTGAAAAAGGGACAACTTGAAGGGCAAATGGATATATTTGATTTTTTGGATAACTGATATTTTTTTTAATATACAAGTTTCCTAAACGAAACAAGCACAGGAGGTTGCTTATGAAAAACAAAAGGCCAAATCAAAGGGCGAGGATAGTTCAATATCTTGACAGTCATGGAAGTATAACCCGATTAGAGAGCTGCACAGAACTGTTTATCTTTGAATTATCCGCAAGGATCATTGAGCTAGAAAGAGATGGTTGGGTATTTAACAAGGCAAGGGAATCCGTAAAAAATAGATTTGGTGAAACCAAGACATTCACAAGATATTCAATCATTAAAAGAGGAACGTTGTAATGGGTAAAGCTGGCAGAAAACTTACGCGACTTGAGAAAGAGTTTGTACAAGGCAATGGGAAGAACCCTAAGGAGTATATCTTCCTGTATGACATTAACGATAGTTACTTTAAGTGCAAGAACAAGATTACAGGAATCGAATGCACTATAGATAAGTACAGACGTTCTAAAAACAAATACGATTATTAGGAGTATGAATATGAAGTGGAGAAGGACAAGAAACAGAATACTTAAAGGCATCACAGCTATATCAGTGATTTTTGGGATACTGTCAATCATGGCCTTAGATGGTAACAGTATTGTTCCTGTAATTGTTTTAGGAATATGTGTAGCGTGGGGATGTTTGTTTGGAATAGCAAATACAAAGTAAAAGGAGAAGAAAATGGAATTAAAGATTCAGAGTATCGAAATGACTAATTTCAAGGGCATTAAACATAAGAAGTTAGTATTTGATGGAAAGAGCGTAAAGTTGTGCGCTCAGAATGGTGGATTTAAGACAACTACATCTGATGCGTGGTTTTGGACTACAAGTGGAGTTAACACAGCCATGGTTAAAGATCCAATGGTAATTCCTGTTGGTGCTGAAGAATGTCAGCCAACAGTAGAGATTGAACTAACCATTGATGGCAAGCCACTTAAGTTAAAGAAGGTCCAGAAATATAAGACTAAAGAAGTTGATGGAAAAATTACATCATCAGCTAACAATACATTTTACATCAATGATGTTGAGAAAACACAGCGAGACTATATCGCTGATTTAAAGAATCGTGGCATAGACACAGATAACTTTCTTATGTTCAGTCATCCAAATGCATTTATGGCTGATACATCTAAAAAGGGCAGAGAAGAGATGCGAAGTATTCTCTTTAAGATGTGCGAGGACGTTTCAGACGAACAGATTGCATCAGAAATGTCAGGCATTGAAGAATTAAAAGCCCTCCTGGAAAACTATTCACTTGATGAATGTGAACAAATCAATAAGGCGACACTAAAGAAAATTAACGAAGAATCCGGTAAGGATAATTCCTTGTATCGAGCAAGAATTGAAGAGTTAATCGGGCAAAAATCGAATCAGGACAAAAAGGTCCTTGAGGAACAAAAATCAAATTATGAATCAGAAATAGAGCGTATAGAACAGAAACTTGCCGACTTATCAAGTGGCAAGGCTGACATATCTAATAAATTATCCAAAATGAAAATTGAACGTGACAACCTTGTCACTGATGCAAATTCAGAACTTAATAGCAAGAAAGTTGAACTCGATAAAGAATATAGAACAATTCAGTCAGCTTTAAACGAACATTCATGGCAGTTAAATATGGCACAGGCTGAAAAAAGAAGGTTAGAAGAAAAGTTATCTAACCTGAATGAAGATTTGAAAAAACAGAGAACTCTTTATAAGACTGAACAGGGTTCAAGACTTGATGAATCGGATCGTTACTGTCCAACTTGCCATAGAGAGTTTGAGCCGGACAAGTTAAAGAAGATTAAAGATGACTTTGAAGCGCATAAAGCTGAAAGACTTAAAACAGTTAAAACATCAGGCGAATCCATAAAAACAGAGATTGACGAAATTAAAGCACAAATTAGTGAAATTGATATAAAAATATCCAACTATGAGAAGTTGGTTGCAGAATCTCAGGCACAGTTTGATAAGTGCAATGCAGAATTAAATAAGCTGCCGGCAAGCATAGATTTGTCCAAGGATGAGGAATATACAAAGTTATCTGAAAAGATAGCAGAACTTGAATCCGAATTATCCACAGATGACAACAAACTGATTGAAGAGTTGACTTCTCAAAAGAATGTCAACAAGCAGATGCTTAGTCAGGTCAACGGTGAACTCGCTGTTTTAGAAAAGAACATCGAGATTGACAAGCGAATATCTGAGATAAGACAGGCACAAAAAGACGCTGAAATACGACGCGCGAGTGCTGAAAAGGTTTTAGATCAAGTGGATAGATTTAGACGTTTTAAGAATGACAAGCTAACTGAAAATATCAACTCAAAATTCAGCTTAGTTAAATGGAAATTGTATGATTTTCAGCGCAATGGAGAAATAAAAGATGTTTGCATTCCTCTTATAGACAATAAACCAATGGACAACTGTTGTAACGGTTCACTGATTACTCTTTGCAAAATATCCATTTGCGCTGATTTGCAGAGAAACTTTCAGCAGTTCGTACCGATTTGGGTAGAAGATTATTCGCTATTTAGCAGCAATACTGAGTCGAGACTGAATGCTGATTCTCAGATTATCGGTTTGGTTGTTACGGAAGATGATGAATTGAAAGTGGAAGGAGAATGATTATGGCAGACGAAAAGAAAGTAGAAGAAACAAAAGAAGTTGCAGTCAAAGAAGAACATAAAGTGACAGTTAGAGATAAGAAAGTTACTGATTATTCATTAGGAATTTTCGGAACTGAGGATAATTTTTTGATGGCTACACAGATGGCAAAGGCATTAGCTTCATCAACCATTGTACCGCAAACATATCAGGGTAATTGGAGTAACTGCTTGATCGCTATTGAACAGGCACAACGACTCAAGGTTAGCCCTATGATGGTCATGCAGAATTTATACGTCATCCAGGGCAGGCCAAGTTGGAGTTCATCATTTCTTATTGCTGCGATAAACAATAGTGGAAAGTACGACACAGAACTTCAATTTGAAGAAACCAAGGATAAGGACGGCAAACCATTTTCATGTATCGCTTTTGCTCTTAAAAATGGCAGACGTATTGAAGGAATGGAAATCACTATGGAAATGGCAAGAGCAGAAGGTTGGCTAAATAAAAATGGTTCAAAATGGAAAACCATGCCCCAACTAATGCTTAGATACAGAGCAGCTTCATTCTTCGCACGCCTTAACTGTCCTGAGATTACCCTTGGACTTTATACAAGAGATGAAATTTTAGATGGAGATTTCAAAGAATATCCTGCACCAGATCCTAAATCACAAATGAAGGCAGATGTAGAGCAATACGCTAACACAGTACCATTTGAAACTGAAACTGTTGAATCAGTGAGAGTTGATGACCAGATTGAAGGTCAGCAGACAATGACGTTTGAGGAATAGATTATGGAAGGTCAATATTCAATCTTTGATTATTCCTTTGAAGATTCAACACCGAAGGAAATGTCAAATTACAAAATAAAAAATAAAGTTAGGTTGATAGAACTATTTGCCGGAGTCGGAAGTCAGGCAATGGCAATGAAGCGTTTAGGCGTGCCATTTGAACATTATAGATGTGTTGAGTTTGATAAATACCCTGTGGCAAGCTACAACGCAATTCATGAAACTAATTTTGAACCGATGGACATTACAAAGATAAGTGGAACAGATTTAGGGATAGTAGATGTTGATATCTTTACTTACTTACTTACTCATTTCCATGCCAAGATTTGTCAGTTGCCGGTAAAGGCAGAGGAATGACTAAGGGAAGTGGTACAAGGTCAGGTCTGTTATGGGAAGTCGAAAGACTGCTGAATGAGGTAGAGAATTTACCACAAGTGCTTTTAATGGAAAATGTACCTCAGGTACACGGAAAGAAGAATATAGATGATTTTCAAGATTGGATCGCTTTTCTTGAAAACAAAGGATACACAAACTTTTGGCAAGACCTTAATGCTAAAGATTATGGTGTGGCTCAGAACCGAAATAGGACATTCATGGTTTCAATATTAGGTCATGCGAAGTACACATTTCCAGAACCTATCGAATTAAACAAAGTGATGAAAGATTATTTGGAAGATGAAGTTGACGAGAAATATTACGTCAATTCTCCAAAGGCACTTGAACTGATTGAGAGATTAAAAGAAGAAGGAATCGACTTAAAAAACTGATAGACCCTCCTGATATGAGGGGGGGGTACAGAACAACAGTTGACTTTACAATCAATAATCCAAAAGAAATCGAGATTGCAAACTGTATTAAAGCAAGAGTTGATGCAGGTATCAGCAACTTCAGAAGGGATGGTTCCGGCATACTTGAATTACAAGATTATACAGAAACTGAATTGTGAAGTTGCTAAGACATTATGTGCCAGAGATTACAAGGGATTTGGTACAGGATGGGATACGATGAATGGAGTTGTTGAATGGAGATAGTAAAAGTTGGTTCTTTAGAACCTGATAGGAAAATTCAAGATAGTGTTCTTGTCTATGGTAGGGGGGGGTATATCACCAACCATTAGGTCAAGAGATTACAAGGGACCTATTAAGGTATTAGAGGTTAAGGATGGAACGGAAACTGATAATAATCGGCAATGTGAATAGGGGGGGTGTGGACAATTCGGATACACCTACTATGAACAAGGGTTATCCCCTACGATTGCGGCCGGAACACATGGATATTGTATAGGACACATTTTAATAGAAGAAAATGAAACCGATTCAATTAGGATTTATGGACAACGGAACAGGGCAACACCAGAGTAATACAGTTTATTCGACAGAGGGGATATGTCCTTGTATTTCTACATTAAAAGATGGTGGTACACAACAGATAAAGGTAATGGTTTATGAAACAGCTTATAGTTATCAATATTCCACAGCTTGTAAAGAAAAGGGTTTATGAAGTTGATATAGATAAATTGCAACAAGTGTTAAGAACATCCAAAAAGTCAAAAGGCTTAACATACAATGCTATAGCCGAAGAATTAAACCTTCCAAAAACAAAAGTCGAACATTGGTTCAGAACAGATGCATATTTTGACATTCCTGATCCTGATGCATGGTTAGATTTATCAAAGTTTTTGAACATAAATGATGCTGAATTAACAAAACAAATAACCACATTCAAATTTCAAGAAGGATTATTTGAAAAATCTGAACGGCACTATTTTGAAGATGGTCTTGCACCAACAATATTAGCTGGTATTAACGACAAAATTATTACAAAGAAATAAAGGTACTTGCAAATGGAAGTAAAAGTAATAGCACAAATGGACAACACGATAGACCACACATTTGAGTCAGCTAATCGTATTTATGACATCAATGGCATAGCCCCTACTGTGAATACCTGTGGGGGTGGTGGATTGCAACCTAAGATATTGGAGATTAAAAAAGTTGGAATTATCACTTGCTTTGCCATGGATGGCTCGGAAAATTTTGGACTGAAGCCAAATAGGGGGGGGTATAAGCAAAACCCTTAAAGCAAGTACACATGACATAGCGATTTTGGAGAGAGTATGGAAACCAGAAGAATCATAGTGGCAATGAGAGGTAGAAATCCTGGTAACCCAAGTGATCGTAGGAGAGGTATATATCTGGAACAAAGATTAGAACCCAACAAAGATGGCATTAGCAATTGCATAACAAGTGTCAGCAAAGACAATATGGTTTTGGAAATCTATGGAAATAGTAAAGATAAAACAAGCAACTAAGCAAGGATATGCCTTGTGTGAAGTGGGGGGGTGGCAGACTTCAGCTACCCTGACTCCAAGACAAGGCGTGGCAGAGTACAAGGAAATGGACAGATTTGTCCGACAATAACAAGCGAGGTGGTGATGATATGCAGAGTGGAGAAACGGAATATAGAATCAGAAAACTTACACCAAAAGAATGTTGGAGACTGATGGACTTCAAAGATGAAGATTTCAATAGAGCCGCTGAAGTAAACAGCAATACACAACTTTACAAACAAGCCGGAAATTCAATTGTCTGCAATGTGCTTGTAGCCATTATGGGGCAGTTATTTGAAGGCAAGGAAGATATTTACAAAGAAATATCAGAAAAAGAAACCCCATATGAATGAGTTTCTACTATATATAAGGAGAATGAAAAGGATAAATACGATTTAACTGATAAATATGGTGCAGTGATGATGATGAAAGCACTGATAAAAAGCATTGAGGAAGAAATAAAAGCACATCCGAATGTCGCATTGACGAATGCTAACAAGATATTTTTGGAATATATAGAAAAGGATTTAGCCGACATTCAGGGCGAGATATTTAAAGAATTTACCGGTGTTATAAACGGTCTGTCAGAAAGATTGAAGGACAAGGAGAGTGCCGATGATGTGTGAGTTTTGCAACGAATACAACAGGCTGAAAATCATGGAAACATCAATCAGTCAAGCAGGCATCATAGAGAGACGAAAACTAACAGCCGGATTGGTTCTGAGCGTAAAGAACGTTTTGATTTTTAGTGGTGGTGAAGAGTTTTCAAGCACGCAAGACCATTTGAAGGGTTCATTTGAACTTAATTATTGTCCAGAGTGCGGAAGGAGATTTGAGAGGGGGTGATTAGATGCTTTTGGGAACAATAGCCACAGGCTCGACAGGTAATTCATATTACATAAAGTCTGACAACGGAGAAATCCTTTTGTTAGATGCCGGAATACCTATTGCTGATATAAAGCGTGGTATCGGCTATGAGGTTGGTTCAGTAGTTGGTTGTCTTATAACCCATAAGCATCTGTGACCGGATCACAGTTTAAGTGCTGAAAAGATTTCAAATTTTACCCCTGTTTGGAAACCATACGAAAGTGACAAGATTATTCAACACACACACTTAGGGAGTTTTGATGTAACGTGCTTTGATGTACCGCATTCAGTACCGTGTAGAGGTTTCATAATCAAGGTTGATGACTTAACAATTTTGTATGCAACGGACTTTGAATTTATAAAGTACCGATTTGATAAGCAACAAATTAACGTGATGCTCATTGAAATGAATTATCAGCAAAAAATAATGGATGAACTTGAAATTGATAGCCATATATCACACACAGTTACAGGCCATAGTTCAGATAAAACAACAACTGAGTTTATTTTGCACAACAAGAAATATCTGCAAAACGTAATTCTGTGTCATTACTCAAAAAGTGGAAATCTGAACAAGGGTGAAGCACTTGAAGAATTAAAAAGGAAGTTGCCTGAATACATTGATATAAGGTGGGCTATTCCAGGCAAAGAAGTTATGTTGGGCTGTCCGTTTTGAAAGGAGAAGTTTTAATGGATAAATGCTGTGGAACGTGTAAGTGGCATAAATATGCCGACACGATAGTGGTGGCTGATGAATTTTACTGTGGCAATCCTGAAAGTGATTACTACTGCGATTTTACGGAATATCTCGATGGAGAGGATTGCTGCGATTATGAGGAAAAGGAGTAGAAGAGAATGAATAAAGTAATTCTAATTGGGAGACTTACCAGAGATCCTGATGTTAGATACACAAAGACATCTAAGGGAGACAATATGACCATAGCAAGATATAACCTTGCGATTGATAGAAAAGGTAAAGATGCAGGAACAGATTATATAAGTTGTGTAGCGTTTGGAAAGCAGGGTGAGTTTACCGAAAAGTATCTCAGACAGGGAACAAAGGTTGCTCTGAGTGGACATATACAGACAGGCTCCTATACGAATAAGGATGGTAATAAGGTATATACCACAGATGTTGTTGTTGAGGAACATGAGTTCTGCGAAAAGAAGGGTTCAGGAATAAATCAAAACGAACCTCAAACACAAACTCAGGAACAACCATCTGCACCGGATGAGGGATTTATAAATATTCCAGAGGGAATTGAGGATTCTTTACCATTCCGTTAATTGTGAGGTGAGAACATGACACAAGGAACACTTAATAGACGCTATTACAAGAGTATTGGCCGATGTCCTAGATGCAATGGAAAAAACAAACTCATGGAGGGGGAAAATGTTTGCCCTAATTGCCAAGTTAAGGCATATGAGCAGAGTTTAAAGCGGGATAAGGAACACTATAACAAGATACATCGCGAATGGGAGAAGAAACGCTATGAAAAGCGAAAAGAAAATGGTTTGTGTACTAGATGTGGAAAACACAAACCCAAAGAAGGACAACTTAGATGCGAATATTGTATAGCGAAGTATTCAGCAAGTCGAGACATCAAAGATTATCATTTGAGCAGATTTGAGCGTGGCTTATGTAGATGGTGTGACAACCCTGTAGAAAATGGTTACAGGGTTTGTGAATATCATCATCAGATGCAGATAGAAAAGAGTAGAAAGAGCAAACAAAATGTCTAAGTTAATTTGTCCGATATGCAAAAGCAAGGACTTTATAGAAATCTCAAACAATGGCGCGACTGTCTGCATCTGCAAAGGATGTGGCAGCTGTTGCCGAACTGATACTAAACCTAACAGTTGGTTTCATGTAGGAGAACAGAAAGATGGCATATAAAAATTACAAACAAGTAAAAGCTATTGAATATCAGAATAGGCAAAAATTATTAGCTGTTAATCCAGGGCTGAATAATATGTCCGGAATATATTTCTTAACAAGAGAAGATGAAGATGGTTTCAAATATGCCTATATAGGTCAGGCGAAAGATATATTACAAAGGTTGTGTTCTCATATGGTTGGATTTCAGCATATAGATCTTAGTTTGAAGTCACACAAATTATATGACAAGGAAACAAATCCTTATGGATGGAAAGTAAATTTTAAAACATTCCCTGTAAGTCAGCTTGATGAAAAGGAACAGTATTACATCAAACAATATGCCCTTGCAGGTTATCAGTTGAGAAATAAAACGAGTGGATCTCAGGGGCAAGGCAAAAAGAAAATTGATGAATACAAACCATCACGCGGTTATAGAGATGGACTAAAACAAGGACATCGCAATGCAAGCCGTGAAGTGGCACATCTTTTTGAAAAACATTTGGATTATAAACCCAAAGCAGATCCACCAAATAGGTATCAGAAACAAGCTATGGAGAAATTTGACGAGTTTTTAAATGAATATAAGCAGCCGGAAGATAACGGTTCGATTGATACAGTGAGAACGGAGGTCGACAAATATGGGAGAACAGTTTTTCCAGGTTAAAGTAAATAATGTTCCCAAAGAAACGCTTGAGTACGTTGTCGCAAGATATGATGAAGATAGTCAACAGTTGTGGTTTTGGGGAACATGGGATGATAAAGATGAAGCAGAAAAAGTGGTTAATGACGTTGAAAACGGAATTTTGTTAAGGAGGATATAGCCATGGGCGAGGAAGAAAGAGAGATTTTGAAAGGTGTAGCAACAGAGGAACAGGAAACAGTTGTTCAGTTTGGAAGAAACGATGAGTATATGACCATATACACAACCGACAGCACCATGATAACAAAGCTGGATAAGTGTGTTAAGGGTGGCGAGTATGAGGTGATTGAGATACATAAATTACAGAAAAGTGACAAAGTAATTGGAAAGACTTACAAGGCAAAAAAACGCCTGCTGTCATTCAGAAAGAAACTTATCGAGCGTGAACTTACTGAGGAACAGAAAATTGCATCTGCTGAAAGATTAAAAAATTATAACACTAATCGCAACTCATAAAATCAATTCTGCGTGTCGTGGCTCGACAGCTTAGACGAGAGAGAAAATTTAAAACGCTTTAGTGGATAAATATAGGGGTGGCAAAATGAATTTAGAAAACAAGCAAAACAAAGGAAAAAGAAAAACAATCTATATTTCAGGCCCAATCACAGGAGTTGACGATTATTTGATTAAATTTTCAAGAGCAGAGATGTTTTTGGCTCTTAAAATTGCTACTGGTGATTTGGCATATACAGGTTTTATCAATCCAGCCTTTACTAATAGAACCTTACCAAACGATTTTGAGCATCAAGATTATATGGCTGTCTGCTTTACACTAATGGATCTTTGCGATGGCATTTATCTGTTAGATGGTTGGAAAAACAGTGTAGGCGCAACAATGGAATACACTTACGCGAAAAAGAAGGGAATGGAAATATTTTATGAAACTTTATCAGGAGAATCAATGTGAGGCTATCGCTGAACATTACGGAATGAGGAATCAGTTACCCATTGCTATCGAGGAAATGAGCGAACTGACAAAGGAAATCTGCAAATACATCAGGGGAAATGACAACTTGAATGATTTGGTTGAGGAAATTGCTGATGTACAGATTATGGTTCGACAGTTGATCGCTCTGTTTGAGGTCGAAATCCAAGTTGACAAGATGATTGACTACAAGCTGGAAAGACAGTGGGAACGAATGAAACATGAGAAAAATTAGTTATTTATATCGCGAGGAACAAATATGGCTGAACGAAGAATGTTTACAAAGAAAGTAACAGATGACGATAACTTTATGTCTTTATCTGCATCTGCGCAAGCCTTGTATTTACATTTGTCAATGAGCGCTGATGATGACGGCTTTTGTAATCAGGTTTCTATATCAATGTTTAAAGCTCACGCAAGTGTACAAGATTTACAGGCATTGTTAGAGAAAAGATACATATATCAATTTGAAAATGGTGTGATTGTTATAAAGCATTGGAGAATGGCAAATGCACTTAGGAAAGACAGATATACACCCACAGCATTTAAAGAAGAACTTGCAAAGCTAAAAATTAAAAAGAACGGGGCATATACTATGTCTGAAATAGAAGAAACCATAGAGTTAATTGAAGAAGAGTCAAGCAATACAAAAAGACAAGAAGCATATAAAAATAGTTCTTTACCATATTCTTTTGATTACAAGATCAAGCATATATTTTATGGAAGAAAATGTCCTATATGTGGTTGTGAGATGAAAACCAATGTTGATGAAACGGGAGTTGTAAGCGACAACCGATTACCCACAATTCAGCACAATGTTCCCATTTCAAAAGGTGGCGAACATGAGTTGGGAAATATTTCAGTTATTTGCAAGCAATGCAATATAACCATTCAGGACAAAGAAACTGGCGATTTAAATGCTGAAGAGGTCATAAAAGAATGGGAAAAAATAGACGGTTGCCGTTTGGTTGCCACTTGTCTGCCACAGGATAGGATAGGTAAGGATAGTATAGATAAGGGTAGTATAGATAATATTCCCCCTTATATTCCCCCTAAGGGGAAAGAACCTAAAAAGCAAACAGCAGCCGAATTAAGAAAAGTTTTTAACAGCTTAGTCGAAGAGTCTGATTTATCAGATGCGCTAAAGGTAAAAATGTATGAATGGTTAGATTATAAATCTCAAATCAAAAATCAGTATAAATCACCGGATGGATTTTCTAAGTTGTTAACACAAGTTTCAAAGAAAGCACTTGAATTTACTGACACTGAAGTTATCAGAGTAATGGATGATACTATGGCTGCCGGATATAAGGGGATAGTTTGGGATTGGTTAAGCAAACAGAAACAGAACACAAACACCGGTTCAGCGTACATTGATGCAATACAAAATAGACTCGATGTAGTGGACAAGTGGTTGAAAGAAGGTGATTAAATGACGAAAGCTGAATTTTCAATTCTTGCCAAAGCAATGAAAGCAGTTTATAGCGATCCCAAATTCATTGCAGATACAGATGCAATGATGGTATGGTATGAACTTTTAAAAGATATTCCATATGAATTATGCCAGGCTGCAATCCATAAATATATGTCAACAAATAGATTTCCACCGACAATAGCAGACATAAGACAGCTTGCAACTGAGA